CCCCGGGCCAGCCAGGCGGAAAAGACCTGTCCCGACCAACCCAGGTAGTCCGGGATCGGGCGGTCCCTAACCCCGGCCGGCAACGGGGGCCGCTCCACCGCCACCGGGGCGACAAAGCACGGGGCGGGCGAGGTTGCGCAGCCGCTCAGACAGGTCAGCAATGCGGCGAGCGCCACCGGCTTTTTCTTGGTCCAGTTCATCGCGTACCCCCAGCACCTCGGCGGACAGCCGCCTTTCCTCTTTCCTGGCCCGCTCGCGCTCCAGGCTGATCGCCTGCGCTGACGACAGTTGCACGGCCAGCAGATCGGCGCGCGCCTTGCTGGCGTCGGCGTTGGCCTGCAGCCTGAGCACATCCAGCCGGATGCACAGCACCAGCAGCACGCCGACGACCAGGGCCCACACCCACGCGGGCACCAAGTCAAGGGCGGCCAGGATCTTGGTCATGTGCCGTAGACGAATCGCCGGGTCCGAACCCAGTGAGTCGGCCATGTTGCCGGGTGCGGTTTGCCCGGGCGCCAGTTGCGCTCGTAGTAGGCCCAGCCGCCCTCGGTGTCGTCAGGGCCAGGGAGCGGCTTAGGGTCGGTCCACAGCAGCAGGCGAGCGAAGGTCGCCGCCAGCACGTCATCGTGCTCCAACTCGCCCCATACGGCAGAAGGGACCGGGGCCACGCCGCGGCGCATGCACGCGTGGGTGGCCAGATCCTTGGTTGAATCGTGGCTAAGCACGCCCTTGACCCCGCCGCCTTGCTCGAACTGCCAGAGCCCACGCGCCGGGCCCTTGCGCCCACCGTTGAGGATCTGCCAGCGGCTCATGAGCTTCGACTCCTGCAAGCCGATCGCCAGCATCAACTGCAGCGCGGCTGGCGCATAAAACTTGGGCGGCAGGTCGGACAAGGCTGGGAAAACCGCCTGCTTGACCACCTCGTCAAGCAGCGGATCGCGGCTCACGGCAGCAGCTCCTTGGCGCCCCTGTACACGTCGTCGGCCGACTTGTCCTGGAACTTGGCCATCGTGTTGAAAGCGATCCTGACCAGCACCCAACCGGGCAGGCCCGAGGCAAAGATGGCGCCGCCCACCTGCAACAGGCCGAGGATCACCTCGGTTTGTTCGTGCGAGGCCAAGGCCTTGTGCAGCCCCAGGTAGAGCACCACGAACGCGCCCAGCCCGAGGGAGCACACCAGCGTCGAGATCAGCGCCACGGCCCACTCGCGCGAGGTGCGCGGCTGCTTGAGCAGCATGACCACCAGCGCCGACAGCGTCAAGCCGCCGACGACAGCGCCGCCGAGCGCCGCACCGCCTGCGCCCTTCGCTGCTGCCATACCTGCCGCGCTTGCGGCCGCCGTTCCGATTTCCATGTGTCTGTCCATGATGGTTGGTCGTCAGTTGGCCGGGAGATGATCAACCTTCTGCCAGCAGGACCACGATCCCGTTGTCGAAGGCGCCGCCAGTTGAAATCACGCGCACATCGGTCATCACGCCAGACAAAGGCGTGCTTCCGGCGTGCTGCTGGAACTCAGCAGAGCCACCATGCCGGGCGACTGCGCCTCGGCAAACCCACGTGTTCGCTTCGGCCAATGTCAGCACGGTGTCTCCGTGCAGATTCGTGCTGCCGTTGGTCAGGTCGTACTGGCAGAACGCGTCTGTGACGGTATTGACCGCAGCAGATGCACCATTGAAAACATATGTGCCGGTGTACCCGCTCGACACCTCCAGGCCGCCAACTATGGCGCGCAGCTTGATCGCGCCTGGCGCCGAGCCACTGACGCCCGCCATCATCACGGTCAACCGCTTGGCCCAGGACGGAACGGGCAAGTCTTTGGAGGTTCCAGAGGTCGTGGCAACCGATGCGTAGAATTCGCGCCGCATGAGTGGCGCCACGGCGGCATCGACTTGCTGCTTGGTGGTCGGGTGCAACGCCAGCGTTGCGTCCCCGTCGAGCACGATCTTGCCCGCCATCGTCCCGCCCGATCGCTGCAGGGCGCCGTTGATGAGGGCCTGCAGGGCGGGCGTCAGCTTGACCAGCGCAATGGAGCCGTCAGCGGGGACCAGCTCCACAACCCCGCCGCCGCTGAATGCCGCGATGTCCACCAGGGCGATGGCACCGCCAGCGCCAAACGTCAGAACCTTGTCCACGCGGGAGGCTGCCACCGGCAACTCTGAGAGAGTCTCACCAACCGGCGCACGCACACCGCGCTGCACGAGTTCGCCGTCTTCCTGGAGCGCCATCCAGGTGCGGTCGAAGTCGTCATCGAGCACCTCTTCTCGCAGGTCGCCGTTCGCCTGGTAGTCGGTGCTGCGCGCCCGGACCACTTCGCGCACGATGGGGACGTCGGGGCCGGTGGCCCGGCCCACCGAGAACACAACAGGGCCGCCTGTGCGACTGCCAATGCCGGTCACCGTGAACCCGGTGGTGACCTGGACGCCATCGACCAGCACCTTGATGTCGTCGGCTGCCAGCACGCCGAACGAGTAGGCGAAGACCGTGGCCACACCGTTGCCGGTGTGCGATGCGATGGGTGACTGTTCGCCGATGGGCATGTGGGCCTCGCTCCTGCGCGGGCCCGGTCACACCACCTGGTCGACCTCGATCTCAAAACTGCCCGCTGATGGACGCCAATCGTCGCGCGCCCTCGGGTCTGGGTTCCCGACCTTCGGACCACGCCCGATCTTCACCGGCTGCTGCAGCAGGCATTCGGCGCCAGCGTCGAGGTGGTCGTCCGGCTGGTTGGTGGCAGCCGGGTTCCAGCTGCGCATCTGCTCCTCGACCACCTCCACGACGGACTCGTGCGCCCAAAGGTAGCCCGAGGACAGCGGGGCGTCGAACGCGCCCAGGATCTTGCGCGCCTTGTTCGTGTTGTTGTGCTGGTCGGACACGCCGCAGCGGATGCGCCGCGCCTTGAGCGCGCCACGCAGCAAGCCGGGCGCGTGCGTGCCCACGCCGTTGGTTTCGATGGTCACGCGCGGCAGGCCGAACTGCTCGACCAGGTCGCAGATCTGCCAGACCTGGCCGCCGATGATCTTGCCGTTGTCGTCCAGCTCGGCCACCTCACCGGTCAGGGCGGCGGCGCGGTGCCAATATGGGCGCCCTGTTTCGTCCTGGAACATGACGTGCAGCGCGCTGGTGTCGCTGGTGATCTTGCCGCCTGCCGGATCCCAATGACACGTTGCCGAGACGATGCGGGCCTTGCCCAGGAACATGACCGGCTCGCCGTTCTGGGTGCGGATGACAGGCTCGACGTCGTAGACCTTGAGGCGGTCGGGGTCGAGGCGGATCTCGCCGACGGGCTTGGAGTGCAGCTGGTACTGGCTGTCCCACTCGTTGACTGTGCGGCAGGCCCGACGCCGCTGGATCATCTCGTCTGGCGTGAAGCGCTCAGGCCATGCACTGCCGTCGTACATGTCCACCAGGCCACCAGGAGGCGCGGCGAACACGATGCGCTCGCCATTGATGGTGTAGTCGGTGCCTTCGGTCAGGACTCGGCAGGTCTTGCCGATCCCGAAGAACACCAGCGACGGGCGGAACGGGATGAGGTAGGAAGCCTTGTCGGCGTCCTCGATTCGGTGCTCACGGTCGAACATCTTGATGGTCAGGCAGTCGGCGCCGAGTTTTTCCTGCTCGTCATAGATCGAGTCGTGCGTGTGCGGGGTGCCGATGAAAAGCCGCCGCGCGCCAGGAACCATGATGTGGATCTGCTCCCCCAGCCGGGCGCGCATCTTCTCGCGCGATTCCGGGTTGGTGATGTTCTTGGGCACCTCGACGTCGTCGTTCTGCGCCTCGTCGCAGCGGGATGACGTGATGTTGCTCAGGATGCCGGCCGCCTGCATGGATGGGTTGCGCTCGTCGTCGGCGCCAGGGCACCACCAGAAAGCGGCCTCCCCCTTGCCGCCATTGGCAAACCATTCCGCCGTCCACGGGTGGCGCGTGAGCACCGCCTTTGTGTCGCGGCTGGTCTTGTAGGCGGTCTTGTCCTGGTCGCCCTGGTGCAGGATGCGATAGGTCGGGTCATCCCAGTAGCGCCAAGCGTTGTAGCAGGCCAGGATCGTGGACTTGCCGAAGCCGCGGAAGCACCGCAGCACGGCCAGCCTGCGGCGCGTCTCCAGCCAGTGGCACGCCCGGATGTGGATGTCCGGCACCTCCCATCCCTTGAACTCTGCCCAGACGAGGAAGAAGGCCAGGAAGGAGGATTTACGCTGGCTTGCCATGCACGCGCGCGTCGAAAGCCTGCTTTGCCGACTTGCTCATGACGCGGGCCACCGCTTCGGCGGCGCGTCGCTCGGCTTCGCGGATGCTGCGGTCGAGGTCTGCCTCCTTGTCGGGCTCGCCTTCTGGGTCGTTTGGTGCACCGTGCTTGGCCACGAGATCGAGCGTGTAGCGCAAGACGCCACCAGTGGCCATCGCGTTCTTCTTGCACCAGTAGGCGTCGCCGCGCTGCTGTTGCGTCAGGTCGGCCGGGGCCTTGCCGTCGCCCGGCCACTCGGTCGGGTCGGCTTCGAGTAGGAAGCGGTCGGCCAGCTTTTCGGACAGCTCCTGCAGTCGTTCGAATTGGTCTTGCCGCATGTCAGTTCCCCGCGATGGCCGAAAAGTCTGGCGCGCGCACGTCGCCCGATCGGGGATCGATCCAGTAGTCCTGCCCCCAGTCCTTGCGTGCCTTGCCCTGGATGCGCCCGAGGTAGCCGGGGCTCATGTTCTCCTGCATGGCGAACAGGGCGAAGTGGTCGAGCGCGGCCTTGGCATACCAGAGGTTCACCAGCGGCAGGTGCGAGCGCGCAAAGCGCAAGCCCTCGGCCCCGGCGTGGGTGTCCTTGCCCGCGCGCCATTCGTCGATGTTGCCTTTGGTGAGTTCGAACAGGTCGGCCGCCGTGCCGAAGGACGGGCCCAGCACCATGTTGCCCAGGGTGTCGAGCTTGCCGCGGTCCTCGGTGGTGTCGCCGAGCAGGATGTCGCCCATGAACCCAAAGCCGCCGCCCTGGGCCACTGCGCGCGTCCAGAACTTGGGCGTGGTCATGTCGACCGGGTCCTTGCCGCTGACCAGCTGCTTGGTCTGGAACGCCACGGCGCCCAGTGCGGTCAGGCTGACCATGAGCGCGCCAGCGTAGGCCAGGCGGTTCGCTGTCAGCGGCGCACCTTCCAGGCCCTGCGGCGTCTCGAGCATGCGGCGCCAGTGGCGCGAGATCATTGCGATGGGGAAGGACTTGAACTGCGCGGCGCTGCGCCACAGCTCGCCGTCGATGGTGCCGCGCTGGCTGCCGCCCGCCGTGACGATGGCGCGCGTGGCCATGTCTGGGTTCAGGATGGCCACCTCGCTCTCGTCGGTGATCAGGCCCAGGTACTTGGCCACGATCTCGCCGGCACGCTCGTCGCCTGTGGCATAGATCGCGTCCGGCGTGACGTGCTCGGCGCCGCGGTGCACCACCGGCTGGGCCTGCTGGATCACTTGCCAGTCGCCCTCGGTCAGGCCCTTGGATTCCATGCGCCACCGGTCGTAGGCGGTCAGGTCGTCCCAGTCGGTGCGGCGCAGGCGGCCCATGCCTTCCATCATGGTCAGGCTGAAGGCCCGGCGCATGGTGTCGGTTCGCCAGTTGTCCAGCGACAGACGCATTGTGGAGTTCGACAGCCTGCCGGACCAGGTCTGCGCGATGTTCTCGCCGGTCCAGCGCGACAGGTCGGAAATCATCGACTCGGCAATCATGCCGTGCGTGTTCAGGAATGACCGGGTGTCCGCCGTGGTGGCTGCGCCCAGGTTCTTGATGGCGTCCCAGTAGGATAGGTTGTTGAAGCCGGTGGTGACGAAGTAGGTGCCAATGTCATTGATCCCTGAAATAAAGGCACCTTGGAGCTTGCTGAACGTCTGGATGTTGCGCATGTGCGTGCCGATCTGGGCCACGCGGGCAGACTGCGGCGCGCTCGCGGCCCCGCTGAGAACCCGCCAGTAGGCGTCAGCCATGTTGCCGAACACGCGCTTGGGCCCACCGTCCGCCCGGTCGGCCAGGTCCTTCTGCAGCTTGAACTGGCTTTCAGGGTTCGGACCGTACCGCTCGACCAGCCCGACATCGCGCGCCAGGCCGCCCAGGTGCCCCATCATGGCGTCGTACATGGAGCCGGTGCCGTACTCGCCCAGGTACTGCAGGTAGGCCGCGCCGTCCTTGAAGTGAATCTCGCGCGACTGGCTGCCACGGTTGGCCCGTGCACCGGTCCCGCGTGCCGCGCCCGGGGCGGTCTTGTTGGCGCCGTCGCTGCTGATCGTGTCCCAGGCGCTGCGCAGGATGGCCAGCACCTCGGCGTCGGTCAGCTTGGCGCCGGCCTCGTCCACGTAGCGGGAGCGGTCCAGCATGGGCAGCACCTCTGCCGCCCAGGCATCGCGCCCACGGGCCAGCACGCGGCTCTGATCGTGGGCCTGGGGCAGGTAGCCGTAATCCAGCCGGCCCACGTCGCCCCCGGCCGCGTTGAAGCGCTGGCGCATGCCATCGGTCACCTTGAGCCAGGCCTCGGCGCCAGCCTTGGCAATGGCGTTGCCAGTGCCGGCCTTGCCCTGGGCGAACACCTCCATGGCGAGGTCGCGGGTCATGAGCGGGTTCTGGGCGTCGAACAGCACCATCAGCGCTTTGCGGCCCATGGTGGCGCCCTGCTTGCTGTCGGCTGCATCGATGAGGTCGACCAGCTGGCGGGCGTTGTCGCGCTTGATGCCCTCGATGTAGGCCTGCGTCTGCTCCATGTCGCCGACAAACGCCTTGGTGCGGCCGCTGCCCTGGCGCTGCATGCTGCTCTGCACGCGCGCTTCGGTTTCGGCGGTCTTGAGGGCTTGGCGCTGGGCGTTGGCCACTTTGCGCGCCGCTTCCTCGGCGATGTCCTGGGCGGCCTGCTGGGCGGCCAGCATCACGCGCTGGTCAGCCGGGTAGCTCTGCCAGTTGGTGTCCTGGCGGGCAAGGCGTCGCATGGTCGCCTGCATGCGCTCGTCGATCGCACGCGCCTGGGCATCGGTCAGCGCTTTTCCGCCTGCTGCCACCCGGGCGGCGCTGATCTGGGTTCGGCATTTGGGGTTCATCGTGTACCCTTCGGGGCGTGGAAAACCTGTGGACCGCCCTCAAACTCGCCGCCGCCATCACCGTGATGTCGATGGTCATCCCGCTCATGATCTGGGGCGGTTCAGGCTCGTGGCGCGGCGCGCTTCATGCCTGGGCTTCGTGGGCCAAGATCATGGGCGCCATGGTTCTGATCTTCGGGGGCTTCGGCCTGATGATGGCCATCTCTGAGCATGGTTTCCCGACCATCTGGCGGGCCCTGGCCGGGGGTTGATCACGCCCCGTTGAGCAGGAAACAGGAGGCGGCCACCTGCATGAGCGGCGCGTCGTTGCCGCCGATGTCCAGGTCGGTGCCGTCCATGGCCTCGCGCCGCACCTGATCCAGGAAGTCCGACAGCCGCATCGGCGCGTCCATGCCGTCCATCTGCACGGTCAGGTCGGGGAACTGCTGCGACACCTCGGCCAGGCGAGCCGCTACCACTGCGGCTTCGGGGGAGCCACCTCCGGCTCGGGGAACTCCACCCCCCTGCTCTCCTGCTCCTGCAGGCGCAGCGCCTCGCGCATCCGTTGCTTGCGGCTGGGCGGCCGGCTCCGGCTGTCGCGCGCCAGTTGCTGGTGCGTCGGCTCGTGCTTGCGGTGCGTCTTGGACATTGGCGGCGGCCTCCTGTCGGGTGGCAGTGATCTCGCGCACGGCCTGGGCGGCCGGCGTTTCGCGCGTGGCTGGGGCGTCGATCTTGGCGCGCTGGCTGCCCACGGCGGCGGCCTGGCGGTCCAGCATGTTCAATGCGTCGAAAGCCTGCTGCCCCGTGGCGTTGTCTTCGAGCAGGCCCTCGACCCGTGCGATGCGGGCGCGCACGTCGTCGGCCTGGGCCGAGAACTCGCGTTTGGCCTGGGCCAGCGCCTGCTTGTAGCTCAAGCGCTCGGCCTGCTGCAGCTCGCCGGCCCGGGCCTTGATGGCGGCCATGTCTTCGAGGGTGGCCAGCTGGGCCTGGTAGTCGACCAGCTCGGACTGCAGCGCCCGGACGGCGCCCGGCTCGGCGCGCTGGGCAGCCTGGGCCATGAGTTCGGCGCGGGATTCGTCCAGGCGGGTGGCGAACGTGTCCATGGCCTTGGCCATCTGGATGCGCTCGGTGGGCACCAGGTCGGTGACATCGACGCGTCGGCCGGCGCCGAGGTCGTCCATGGCCCGGGCGAAGGCGTCCAGGTGCATGGCGGCGGCGCGGGCATCGGAGGCGCTGTGCAGGCCTGCTGCCTCGATGTGCTGCGTCAGCATCTTTACCCGGGCGGCGTCGACCTGGTCGGGCGTCGGGCGCGGGCGGGCGGGCTCGGTCTGCACGGCGTCCTGCACCGGCTGGCCATCTGGGCGCATCTCGGGCGGGGCCTCGCCTGGCTTGACCTCGGCAGCGCGTCCACGCATGCCCCGCATCGCCCACACCCCGAAGCCCGCGGGCACCAGGGTGGAGACAGCCAGCCCGACCGGGTCCAGCGGGTCGATCTGGTCGGCGAGCTTGGTGTAGTCGGCGTCCTGCAGGATCTGGCGCGTGGCCGCCTGCTGGGCGATGAATGAGCCGGGGCCGCCAATGCCGACCAGGGCCGCTGTCTGCGCGGCGGTCTTGCCGGCCACGGGAAGCGCCACGCCAGCCGCTGCGGTCAGGCCTGAAACCGCGCCTACCTGCATGCGCGTCTGAGCATCCACGCCTTGGCGCTTGAGGTCGTCGGCGGTGGTGAGGGCCTCGTCCAGGCCGACCAGCCCCGGGCCTGCCACCGGGCCAGCCAGCGCCGTGGAGGTGACGGCCTTGGTGCCGAAGCGGAACAGGTCGAACACCGTGCGCTCGGCGGTGTGCGCCGTCGTCGCGTCCGGCATCCACTCGCGCGCCACGCTGCGGAACTGGTCGCCCGCGTCGAACTCCAGCCCCTTGTCCAGCATCTTGCGGCGGGCCTGTTCTTCCTGCTTGCGCTGGTCTTCGGACTGCGCCGAGAACATGCTCGAACGCGAATCGGTGGCGCCCATGACCTGGCCAAAGGCGCCCAGCACGTCGGCCACGCCGCCCGCCGTCTCATTCGACCCGGCGCCGATGCCGCGCGGCGCGGCGGTCAGCGTGCGCCAGGCGTTGAACTTGGCGGGCTGGGCCCTGGGCGTGGGCGGGCGCTGGATGAGGTCAGCGATGGCGGCATCCGTGCCGGCTTGGTACAGGTCGTCAAGCATGGGGCCTCACTTCGCGGTGATGGTGATGGGCATGCCCTGGGCGTTCGTGACCACCCGACCGCCACTGATCACGTTGTAGCGGCCATACCCGGCATTGATGAGCTGCGACTCGGGCAGGGCCTGCACGAACGTCTCAAGCGGCACGGCCTGTCCACCGACACGGACTTGGCCGCCAGGCACCTGATTGGCGAAGTTCTGCGGCGTCAGGCTGCGCAGCTTGGCGTCGAGGTCGTCCTGCGTCACGCCGGCCGGCAACGGGATGCGCTTGCCGTTGTGCTCGACGATGTTGCCGCGGGCGGCCAGTCCGACAGCCTGGCGCACGTTGCCGGTCCCCTCGGACTGCAAGCCGGACATGATGAGGAAGGCGGCCTCCTTGACGGCCTCGGCCTGCTTCTGGTTGCTGTAGGCGCCGTCCACCTCCTTGGCAATCTGAGCTTTCCAGCCGTCCACGGCGATGGTGTCGGGCTTTACCGTCTTGTCCTTCATGGCTTGCTGGCCGCGCAGGATGATCTCGGCCGTGGTGCGCCCCTCGGTGGTGGCCGACGTGCCGAACTGCAGGGCCAGGGCCAATGCCTTGTCCTTCTTGTCGATCTGGGCGGCCAGGCCTTCGGCAGCCTGCGCGCCGATGCTGCGGCCCAGCGTGCCCAGGGCGGTGGCGCGTTGCTGCACGGGCAGGGTGTTGATGGTGTTCGCCAGCACCTCGGCCTCGTCGTTCGTCAGGGGCGACACCGGGCGGCCTGCGCGGGTCTGCACGATCTGGGCGGCCTGCAGCCGGGCGCCGATGGTGCGGGTGGCCGCGTCGATGCTGCTGACGTCGATGGGCGGCAGGGCATCGATCACGCCACGCTGTAGGCCGGCGCGCAGGGCGTCTTCCTTGTAGTCGCGCTTGGAGGCGTCGAGCACCTTCTGCAGGCTGTCGCGGCGCTTGATGAGGGCGTCGCTTGCGCCCTGCTGGGCGATCTGCGCATTGACCTGGTCCAGCTGGGCCTGCTGGACGGCCCCCCGTTGGGCGCCAGCGCCGCCGATCTCGCGGGCGCGAACCTGCAGCGCGCGGTAGGTGTCAAGGAATGGCGTGCCGGCCAGGGCCTGGGTGGTGAGGGCAACCTGATCCTCGCTGTCCGGGATGCCTGCATCGGTGCGAGCCTGGGCGGACTCAAAGGCGGCACGGGCGCGGTTGAGGTGCGCCTCTGCTCGCGCTGCCCTGGCTTGCTCCTGCGCGGCTGCACGCTGAATGAGTGAGGTCTCCCGGCCTTCGAGCGTGGCGTCGATCTGGGCGCGGCGCTGCGGGTCGAGGTCTGCGAAGGCGTCACCGGCCAGGGTTTCGCGCGCCTTGCGCACGCCGGCCAGGTCGCGGGCAGCGCCCACCACCTCGGTGGCCTGGGTGAATGCCGTGTTCTCGCGGAAGCCCTGTTTCTGCTTCGCGATGTCCTCTGGGCCCATGCCTGCAGCCGGGCCCATGGCGTCGAGAAGCGCGGAATACTCGGCGACGGCGCCCGGGCGGTCCTTGACTGCCTTGCGCTGGTATTCCTCGCCCAGCGTCATGATGTTGGTGCGCGTGTCAGCCTGGTCACGCAGCGTCACGGCATCGCGCACCGTGCGGGTCTTGAGTTGGCTCACGCCCTCCAGTTCGGCCTGCACCTTGCCCTTGTAGCGCTCGTCCAGCCCGTCGAATGCACCGTCCAGCACCGAGGCACGGCGCGTCTGCCATTCCTCGTCGGCCTTGTCCTTGGCCACGCGCCCGGCCTTGATGTCGGCTGCCAAGGTGTCGGCGGCCTCGTCCAGGTTGTTCTGCGTGGTGATGCGCACGCGCGCGGCGGTGGTTTGGGCCTCGCGCTCGTAAGCCTCGATGCCGATGCGCGTCTCGTCGGCCATGGCCTTCAGGCCGATCTGCTGGGCGGTTTGCCCGAGTTCAGCCGTGGCGCGGCCGGTGATCTGCCCGGCCTGCTCTGCGAAAACACGCTGCTGGCGGCCAGGCTGAACAACCGTGTTGCCGAAGTTGCCGATGGGGATCTGTGCCATGGGTTACCTCACTTGCGGCGCTCAGCAATCGCCGCTGCCGAATAGCTGGAAAGGTCATTGATCTTGGCCTTGGCTTGCCCACCGGAATAGCCAGTGCCGTTCGCTCGCCAGCCGGTTGCTGACAAGAACTTGTCTCCTGACGACATGAGGGTGCCGAACGACTGAGTTTTGGCGGCACGGCGCACTGCCGATGCCTGGGCCCCGAAGGCCGCCGACTCTCTGGTCAGAACATCCGCACCCCGCCCGCCGCTGATGATGGTGTTGAGGGCGTCCAGCTCGCCACCGCGTGCGATCTCCTGATCGATCTTGAGCGGCGTGCCCTCGCCAACGGAGACGCCGGAGCCTGCATAGGCCGCTGCTGCCTCGGCGCGCTGGCGACGTGCCGCAGCACGGATGCGCTCGGCTTCGGCGGTCGCGGCGTCCTGGGTCTGCCCTGCCTCGGTGGCGCTGGCCTGACCTTGAACCTGAGCCGTTTCGGCTGCGGCTGCTGCCGCTTGCTGTTGACCATGAACGGTGGCCGCGGTGCCGGCAACTGCCGCAACCGCCATGACTGCCATTGGATTGCACATCGCTTACTCCTTGTTCGGAAGGCCTGGCATTGAGAAGAACCGCAGGACGCCGCCCGGTCCGATGGGGGCATCGCTGACACGGAACCCCAGCCAGCGCAGCCACTTGATGCTGATCTCGTTGTCCTTGTGGGTGGCGTTGCGCAGCTCCACATAGCCGGCGCGCATGCGGTCGATCTCAGCGACGGACTTCAACAGGAACTCACGCCCGACTCGCTCAATCTCAGGCGTGGCAACCATCCACGGAACACCGACACCGCACAGAAGAGGGTCATCGCACACACCGTAGATCCCAGCCGGCGAGCCGTTGCACAAAAACACCCTGCGGTACTTGGACCGGATCCACCCATCGAGAATTTCCTGGCGCCAATCAGGAGCGGTGACACTGACCTCGATGCGATCAATCTCGCGCAATTCGTCAATGACCTGGTGAACCTGGGCCAGCGAACCGGGGACGATTTCGATCTGCTCCATGCTCACCCCTCGTTCACCGTGACCTTGCGCACCACGGCCAGCACGTTGCATGGCAGCGGGTCATCGTGCGTGATCTCGACCGCGCCGCCGCCCGTCTCCCAGCCAAGGCCGACCACCTCCTTGATGCCGGTGAAGGGCTCGATGGCCGAATCGAGCACGCCGTCACCGAACTGTCGGAAGGCGACTTTCTGCCCGTCAATGGTCAGGCCGATGGTGTTGAGCACTTCGACCAACACCTTGTTGACCCGCACCTCAGAGCCCTTGACCACGCCAGCACCGCCGGACACCTCTGGCGGCAGCAGCTTCACGCGCATGGACAGTGGCAAGCCGATTTCGACCGATGAGGCGTCGCGCGCCAGCGTGATCTCGCCACCGGTCACCACCTGGGGCGGCTGGGGGATGTTGTCGGCGCGGATGGCCGCCGTCTGACCCTCCAGGTGGCCCAGCCCCACCCAGGTGGCAAGCGGGCTGCCAGCGGCGCCCTTGATTGCGCAATCGGTGTAGGTGTCGGGGTCCATCAGTTCGAGGTAGCGCACCGTGTTGCCGTTGATGGTTCGGCCCACCAGCAGCATCCTTCGGTCCTGATCTTCATCCGGGATCGTGGCCGCAGACTCGACCACACCGCCAGAGAACGACTGGCGAGCCCAGCCGACAACCTCCTGATCTCGGTCATAGGTGCACGACGCGATGAGGCCATCCGCGCGCAGGGCGAACAGCAGGGTGCCGGGCTCTTCGTGCCAGGTCAGGCCCACCACGCCGGGTTCGGTCAGGTGGTCGGAAACCACGCTCATGTCGGGCACACCCCAGGTGTCGGCCGCCTCTTGGAAGGCAGCCGCCCGAACACGCTTGCCGGTGCGCTGAACGAAAAGGGTTTCGGCGCCGACCTTGACTGGCCGGACCTGGGCGCAACCGCGTGCGCTGCGCGGCTTGGCGCGCACGTTGGTGGGCGTGATGGGCTTCTCGACGCCGCCGTCGAGCGTGAACTCGCCGGAGAACGACAGCGCCACCAGCGACTCCATCGAGATCATGTAGGTGATGGGGCTCACGTCGTCGCTGACCAGCTCGAATGCAAAGGCGTCGGTGTCGAGCGTGCCCAGTTGGAAGTTGAAGAACTCGCCCACGGCAGAGCCCCAGACGGTTTGAGGGAACGACCTGGTGCCGGCAGCCAGCAGGCGCTGAGCGTGAAAGGTGCCGGTGGCCGGGTAGCCGTCGAAGTCATTCCAGGCTGGCGGGTTGAGCGTCCATGCGTTGGCAGGCGATGCCACCGCCGTGTTCAGCGCGACCAGGACCGTGCCGGTGACGACCGTGCTTGAACTGAAGGCCGTGATCTTGACCAGGCCGGTGTTGATCTGCACGTGACTGCCGACGTCCTGTGCGCGCCATCCAGCAGCGCTCAGCGTCAGCGTGATGGCCGCGCCGACCGGACCTGTGCCGCTCGGTGTGCACGCAGTTTGCGGGCTGACAGCCAAGGTCCAGGCGTTGCCGGCGATGGCGGGGCTGTCGAACTCGACCGAGATGTCCACCGTGGCCGATGTCCCCGACGCCACGGCAGTGATGGTGGCCACGCCCGCACCGGCCCAGATCTGGCGACCAATGTCGGCAGCCAAGAAGACGGAGGATGCGGCCGTGACCGTGCGGCCGGTGCCCACCGTGGCCGCGCTCAGCGTGAGCGCCACGTTGAAACGGCTGCCCACCTCGGAGACAGGGGGGGGGTCCAAGGGCGCGAGATCCAGCCCCCCACGCCCTGGATCCGGGCAAAGCACTCGACACACAGCAATTGGCGCGCCCCCACCGAGCGTTGCAGGCGCACCAGCCAGTCCACCGTGTCCATGTGCAGCGCGGACAGGTCCACCAGCAGCACATCAGCCTTCACGCCCTTGAGCGACAACTCGGAGGCCGGGCTGCCATCAATGGCCTTGACCAGGCTCACGCCTTCATAGGTCTGCAGCACATCGGCCCAGCGCACGGCGGCGTCCTTGCCAACCAGCAACACCCGCAGGTCTTCGCTGCTTACCCTGGCGATCGGGCTCGCGGCCAGGGCCGGCAAACCGCCCTCCCCGCTGAGCACACTCTCGGTCTGGTCCGCCTCGTCCATGAGGTCCTGCAGGCCGGCCGTGTCCATGCGCGCCAGCATCCCGATGGCGTGCCCACGGTTGACCAATTGCTTGATCAGCACCAGCCGGCGCACGTCCTGGCTGGAATACAGTCTCTGGCCGGATGGCGTTTGCATGGGGCCCACAACCTGATAACGTCGCTCCCACACCCT